GCTAAAGCACCACCTAATACTATGATCCCAATTCCAACATCCTTCATGCTCGCAAGAGCCTCTTGAACTGGCTTACTAGATAAAGGCTTTGAAGCCCATGCAAGTGTCTTTGTAATTATAAATAATGAAAGACCGAATAATGGCGCTGTAATCGCACCTATCATTAATAATGGAGTTGCTAAAAATAAATATCCTGCAAATTTTAGTATACTCGGACCTATATTTGCAATTGAGTCAATACCTAATGTTAGTGCTTTCATCTTTTCGGTAATCTCTTTAGAATCGCCTTGCAATTTATTTATTGCGTCAACTATTACTGAAAGTCCTTTCCCTATTCCGGTCAGTGCCTTACCTCCGATTATTGACATTAAAATAGCACTACTTGCCTTACCGCCGTCCGAATCCTTAGAATTAGATTGTGTTGCTAATCCTTTTTCAATTCTCTTTAGTGATGCTAACATTTCCGTAGCAACACCGAATAAAGAACCACCGGGACTTACAGCGTTTGCTGAAATCTCAGTGGCTTTTTTTATTGAGGTTAAATTATCAGCAGATAATTTCTCAAATGCACTCTTTAATATGTTCAAAATCGTTTATATATTTTTATATACTATATATATCTTATAATTTAGGCATTTTAAATGATGGAGTATTAAACTTAGGCATTTTCATACTCGGCGTTGATTGAGTATTCATCTGCTCTTGTTGTTCAGCATTTGACTTATTTTCTCTACTAATAACATCACTCATGTCTTTAATATAATACCAATATTCATAGTAATTTAAACCTTCTATCTCTGACGGCTGTAGTTTTAGATGATACATCATCCAAAATTTTGTCTTAAAGAAGTTCTCCAGAGAGATCTTGAATAAGGAAAAGAGATTTGATTCCGTCACGAAAGTTTATTGGAACGAGGACCTCCTCATCCTCGTGCGGTACCAGCATATCTGGTTGGATTCCGACTTTTATCTTTTCAGCTAATTGATATACTAGCATATATTTTCTTTCATTCCAAGATTGAAAATCTACTTCACCTTTAAATATAGATTTATCATTAAAACCTCTCCAACTTTGTTGGATGTATGGTAAAATCTGTAAATAAGATTGATCCCATGGTTTTTTCTGTATTTGTTTTACTTTAATGTAATCTGTAACTACTTCCATGATACCAATTGTTGGTGGAGATAATTTAATTACACCAAATGATTTAGTTTCAACATTAAATATTCTATCTTCTTCTGAATAGTATTTTTCAATTTCTTCAGGAATTTCTGAAGTTTGGAAATATCTAGAGTCGATCTTTACATCAAATTCAACGCCATCACTATTTCTAGCAGTAGTTTGTAAAGAATTTTCTGGTTCTGGAAATGTTAAATTTCTAATTGATAATAAAATAAAAAACCTGTCTTCTTCTAGAATATCCTTATATGATAGAACTTTAGAATTAGAGGTAAATCTAACACAGTGTTTAATAATATAATTTAATTTCTCTTCGATATCTAATAAATTAGATTCGTCTACTATTGAAAAATTTCTAATTTCTGCAACTTTTGCAGCTCTAATAGATATTTGAGAATTTTCAGGGTAAAATCTACCGCCTGATGGCATACTATCCATTGCAATTGAATGATAACCTAGAACAGCGTCAGCATCCCTTCCTTCAGGTTGCTTAAATCTATCCATGTTAATAGATCCTAAATTCTTAGGTTCTTCTTGTGTTGGGTTTTCCTGATTCTCTACGATGTTCTTGTATGCATCGTTTAAGTTTACGTCGTCTTGTTGTTGATCGCTCATTTATTACTTCTTTTTAAGTTTCTTAATATTATCTTTATTCCATTCTAGTATTGAATCGGCTTTCAATTCAATTTCTTTGCGAATTATATCCCTAATAAAAGCTGATATTGATACCGGTCGCTCGCCATTTTCAATTGCCTCATTTAGGATAATCCTGTTAATTGCTGTTACTTCCGACTCAGAGAGGAGGACTTGTAACTTTTTTGTCAGTTTATCCATTTGTTATTATTATATCAACATATTATGTTTTTGTTTCATAAAAATAGGGGAAACCTCTGGGAATCCCCTATTATAAAATATTCTATTAAGCTAAAACTTCCTTAAAAGTATCACATCTCCATGTAACCTCTAAAGCCTGAGCCTCTGTAGTTTCATAACTTAATTCAGTCGTGAAAGGTAATCCAGACGTAATGAAGCAGTCTTCTAAAGTTACTGTTCTATAAATGTCTCCAGCTCTATTGAACTGTACAACAACGATAGTACCTACGTAATCTTTTTTAAGACCCATTGCTCCCGTTTGCGGATCGTATTGGTTGTTATACCATTGTCTCATTGATTTGTAAAGGTATGCTTGATTAGCATCGTTTAAGTTTAATGAGAAATTGATAGCAACATCCAATGTCGTTGCATCTGGCATTCCTGCGAATGAACGTGTTGAAAATTTGTATTTTTGCTCAACTGCAGCAACTTCTTTATACAATTCTAAACCTGAAATAGAGTTTACATGTTGAATCATTAACGGTGCATCCGTTACTCCTGCTGGAGGTAAAACTGTTACTTCAAATAAGTTCGCTTGAACTGGTTCGAATTGTCTACCGCTTCTGCTAGTTTGATCTTGTGAATAATGTGGTAAAGCCATTTTTATATTGTTTTTATTTTTTTATATATCTGATTAACTAAAGTTCCCTGTTGAAATTTCACCAGTATTTAAAACCGTAGTTCTATGTACAACTATTTCTAATCCTTTAACTGGTTCAACATAAGTATCTATAATACCGAAGTTGTTATCAATTACGTCATCAGTGTTGTTTGATTGATCCATAACATTTTTGAATTCATAAACTCCACCGTCTGCTTTTACTGATTCCATAAATGAATCTGCTAAAGTTTTGATTTCTAATCTAGTTTGTGTGTTGTTAAATTCAAATACGTATCCTTTAAGAATATCTGCGATACCATCTTGTATGTATATAAGAGCTTCTCTAACGTGAGCTGAAGAAAGCGCTGATTTAACAGATTGCTGTGCCGTTTTATTTCCTAAGATCGTAAGACCTACTCCTCTTTGGAATACAATTGGATTGATTCCGAAAGGCTCTAATACATCTCTATCAGATTTATCAAAAGCGTATTCTGCTCCTTTTAATCCTGATCCTCCTACAACTCCTCTTCTTGGACCTGCAATGATTGACCATGGTTGTGCGCTTGTGTATTTATCTAAATAGTTATTAGATACATTAGCAGCTGGTGGAACGATTAAATCTTTTCCGTTATCTGATATTAATAAACCTGGTCCGTAGTAGAATGCGTAATTTGCTCCTTCTGTTATTCCTGGTAAGAAATATGTTTTAGTTGGATTTTTATCTAAATTTCCTCCTTGTGCAATGTATTCTACTTTAAATTCACCTTCAGCGTTTGTAAACGATGGATTAGTTGACTTCTTAAAGTCTCCGATTGTTGGTGCATTTAAGATAGCTGATGCATTTTGTCTTGCTCTTGCTAATTCTGATAATTGAGATTTATTTTGTAAACCATCAAGTGTATCAAAAGAAGTAAAAGTATCAACAACATATCTGAAGTCTATTAGATCTTTATCGATTAATCCGATATGTAATCCTGTTCCTCCTCTTACAGCATCTAATGCTGATTTGATAGTTTGTTCTTTTAAGCTTGCTCCTTGTAATGGGAATGTTTTGTAGTGCGTTGAAGCATTTTCAAAAGATTTTACATATTCTCCTGACCATGCTGTTGCAACTGTAACGTCACAGTATACTTCGTAAACATTTCCGTTTTTAGCGATTCTTTTAATTTTAGCTAATCTATTAGCTTCGTCTGCTTGTACATAATCTCCAGCTGAGATGCTGATAGAATCTGGTGCAGATACATATGTTAAAGTAAATAAAGAACCTGCAGCTGCGTAAGTTGCTCCTGAAAATTCTTCTGCAATTACTCTTGATTGAGAAACCGCAAATACATTAAACTCTGTAGCTAATACTTCTAGTTGTTCTAAAACTTCAGCGACTGGTGGCACAGCAGTTAAATCCTCTGCTACCGGTGCAATATAACTTTGTGGTGTAGCTCCAGTTAAAACATAGCTTGAGTTAATAACTCCATCACATGTTACTGTTGTTACTCCTTGATCATATACTGAAGATAAAATTTCAACATATTCTCCGCTAGTTGCTGCTTGTAAAAAATCACCAACTGCTAAATCTGCAGTTGAGTTGTAATCAAATGTTAGTACTTCCCCTGTTACGTCTAGTGCGATTGTTTTAGTTGCTGGTAATACTACCGAGCTTTCTACTACATTCTGACCTACAACGTGTGATAATACTTCATGATCTTGATCAGCATCGTATGAGTGACCTACTAAGTCTACATCTCCTTCTAATACTGCATCTTCGTTAATCGCACAGAATAAACCTGTTTTTCTTGCTTCATTGTTAATCATTGATTCAACATATAAGCTTCTTCCTTCTAAATCTTTAAATCCTGGGATTAAAGATCCTGTGTATTGTGCTTCTAAATTAACTTGTCTTAGGTTAGAAAACTGACCTAATAATTCTTTGTTTAATCCATCTTCGTTAAAGTATTCTCCGTATACTGGATCGTTTTGCATTTTAGCTGCATCAAACTCTCCTTTGAATACAAATACATCAACCATATAATCTGATACGTAATCAAAATCATTCATGAATTCAGGTACATTACCTTCTCCATACCATTCTCTTGCGATAATTTGAAATTCTTTAACATCTTGTGCTTGTCTGATAATAACAGTAATAGCATTTTGTTTGATGTTAACAAAGTGAAATAAATGATCTGAATCTACATCAACTTGTGATAAAACCGCATCGTCAGATGGTACCGCAAATTTGTCAGTATTAAAGAATTTTGAATATTCTTTAGTTCCAGCAGCTGATGTGATTGAATGAACAGAACCGTTAGTTACTGGTGATGCAAAGCTAGCCGTGTCAGTTGAATCAAACTTGTTTAAGTTTAAAGCTAGGATTGGTCCTCTTGAAAGAGCTTCCATAGCTGATCTGTGGAAGAACATTCCTCTTTTTTCTAGTTTTTTATCAATCGATCCGAATACGTTAGTAAAATCTTCAACGCTTGAAATTAAAACTGGTGTGTTGTAAGGTCCTTTTCTTGAGTGACCTGTTACTAATCTAAGTGTTTCAACGTTAATATCTGCAGTCTGTGACTTGTCAAATTCTAAACGGTATACACCACTTGATTTAAATTGCAATAAATTAGGACTTAGTGCCATAGTATTATATTTTTGTTTTTTTTTCTTTTATTATATATCTTTATTATCTGGTGAATATTACAGTAAATCGTAAATATCGAACTGTAAATCTCCCTGTACATCACTTTCTTTATATAAGACTTTTTCCATTTGTTTAACGGTTTCCGCTGGTATAATATCTAATAGTTCTTCAATGTAATCCGCGTAGTCCGTTGTGCCAAAAAATTCAGTCACTGTAACACATGTCATGATTTTATCATCTTTACCCATTTGAGCTCCGTAGCTGTTATTCTTTAATACTCCGAATAGACTTGCTTCGTGAACAGTATCTAAGTCATTGATTTTCATTCTGTCTGTTTCTAATTGTTTCTTAAGATTCTGACAAAATACAGATTTGTTATCACTCTTTAATCTGATCCCTGGTTTCAAGGTTCTAGAGTCGTGTCTGTGTTTAAACCTTAATAACATTTCATCTTCAAAATCATTACGCCCTGGAAATACTGTACTTAAATACTGAATTAATATACTTCCGTATGTGTTGTATTCAATGATCATTTTAGTATTTTCAGAATTAAATATATCTAGGGCTAGTGTATACAATATTTTTGCAAATTCTTCAATTGGGTGTTCATTACTACTAAATATACCTACTTGATTTAATTTAAAGAAATCATACATTGCTCCAGGACTAATTGTGTTTTCTATCTCGGACGGTGACATTGGTAAAACTTCAAAAATGTTAATAACTGAATCGTCACCTCCATTTCCTTCTGCAATATCTACTGAAAATACATAATATTTATCAGATGATCCTGCGTTTTCAACTTCAAATTCCGGATCAAATCCTAAATAACCTTTAGTATCTATATGAACATTGTCGAATTCTTCAAAATCGTACCATTCGAATTTTCTTGCATTAGATCTCATATTTTTCATAGTACCTGGACTTAATAATAAACTAGATGAGCTTGTAAACTCATTTCCATATTGTCTATTAAATGCGTCCTCAGAACCTAGGTTTCCAAGTTCTCTTTTATACCATTCATCATCTCGATCCGGGTGCTGCCACCAATCTATTCTGGTCGCCTTATATTCATTATTTTGTTTCTCTGCGTCAGCGTAAATTTCGTAGAACTTGTTAAAACCATTTGGAGTTGACGTAATGTTAATTCTCGATATTTTTGAAGCTGACAATGTTGGATATACGTTTTCATAAAATGAATCCACAATTGTAGGATGGATGTGTGCAAACTCATCCAAATATAAATTATGAATAGTAAAACCAATACCAGATTTTGCCGTAGTTGATTGTCCAACCAAACGACATCCATTATCGGAACGAACATTCATAACATCGTATTTAATAATCCCTGGTTTCATAAAGAACGGTAAGTTCTCTAATACAACCTTTGCTTTATCTATAATTTCTTTTGTTGATTCTGATTTGTTGGCTAGTAGCAGCGTAGTCTTGTCATAGTTAAATGTTAAATACCATGCATTAAAAATACTGGCAGTTACGGTTTTACCCATTTGACGAGAAGCTAATACTATGTTAAATCTATTGTGTTGAAAATCTCTAAGCATTTGCTTTTGATAATCTCTCAACTTTACTTGCTGGACTCCTTCATCCGTCATTACAACAGCGTACTTTTCAGCAAAATATACAATATCATTTGCACATTTTGCTAGCTCAGTTATTTCAGAATCTGTATAATCAAATACAATATTACCTCTACGTAAGAATTGCTTACCTTCATAAAAAGGCATAGGAACCGACGGTCTATACCCTTGATCAAGTGCTAGCATCAACTCGTTGATACTTTTTGTTGACCAGATAAGTTTACCAGCGTCATCTGCAGATTGTCCCTGAGGGATCCACCTATTATCTCCTACATAATCTCCCATTATTCTTCTGTAATTTCAGCGTCTTCTATTTGATCATCGAGAATTCCGTTTTGGATCATTCTCATCAAATCTTTTGTACCTCTCTGTACTGTATCTCCTGTTGGAGCTCCTCCCGATGCCTCGCTAATTGTTTGTGCATCATCTCTCTTTTTATATAATTCAATATCTCTTGCCATTCTTTTAGCACCTTCTTCAGCTGCCATTAAATACATGGTTTGTGATTTAATAATATCTAACATTGATTTTTGTAGAGTTGCAAGAACTTCAAACATTCTTGGAGCGATTTCGCCGTCTTCGATTGTTTCTAATAAAGTTGTTAAAGCCCTTTCACCCGCCTGTAGTTGATATATTAAAGATGACATGGTCATCTCATCTATTTTCTTTTTAGCAATAATATATTCGTCTCTCTCAATTATATCCTCGTCCAAATAAAACTTCATCAAACTAGTAATAGTCTTTGTTGCTTTTTTACTGGCACTTGTTTTTAATTCAGAGTAAGACATCCTGGCTGGCAGATCTCTCTTTGTCGGTAGTTCCGGGTCTGTTTCTATAACTGATTGAATTGGATCATTATTTCCAATTAGATCGTCTAGTTCTTTTCTAATATCTTCAGCCTGTGATTTAATACTTTTCTTATCTTCTGGCATATTTTCAATGTTTTATTATAGATTATTTATTCCAATTTTATCTAGCGCTCTTGAATCGCTGATAGCCTAAACTTGGAATTGCATTATCTATAAGGATTGATAGTTGATTATCTCTGACAACATATTGATTTAATACATTGTGATGTTGTTCAAACTCGATCACATTAGTAAAGACTCTAATATTTGTCATGTATGTTTTATTTCCTCTAATATGGTATTTCGAATTCGAATCCCATTGTAANGGCTGGCCTGCTTCTATTNTTTCTGTATATTCTTCAATTAAATCATTACTTGAATCTTGTGGTCGAGATCCTGCTGCAGTTCCTCTATTGTTTGTTGAATCTAATCTATATAGAGATAAAGAAACTTGGAAAAACTTGTTGTTTATATTTAATACTAAACCATACCATTCTCCTTTTTGTAAAGTAATTCCATGTGTAAATATATGATCTATTCCGTTTGCATGTACCCTAAATCCAGTATTGCTGTAAAA